TAAAGAGTCCCGAAAAAAAACTGTAAAATTGTTAGTATTTCGGGACTCTTGGATAGAAATGAACAGAAAAATTTGCAGCACTGCCAAATCCCTTTTTATTTCTCTCTGTTTTTATGTAATCTATTTTTTCTAACACTTCTTTAAGCATTGTATTCTTGACATATACATCATCAGTGCTCCAATATGTATCAACTATGTGACGAACTGTAGGAAGGAATTCCATTTTTGCTTTGACTCTTGCTTGATGAGTCATTAGTTCTGCTTGGAGTTGTTGCAATTCGGTTTCGGCCTCCTTCTTTTGTATTTCAAGAACACTTCGGCGCTCTTGAAATACGTTGAGCGTGTAAATTCCCTGCTCCAATAAGTCATAGGCAGAGTTCAACTGCTTTGTAATGGTATTCAATTTACCCTGCATGGAGTCAACGGAATTTTGATAGGCCGAAACCGATAATTCCGTACTGTCTTGCATTTCCTCTGGCCATTCAAGCTCGTATTCATCCGACCAATCGGCCAGTCCCTCTATTATCTTTTGCTCGATAAGATACAAAGGCGCTGATATATTATCGCACTTGCTATTAGGGCAGCGTAGGACAGGGTAATGTTCTTTTGTGTTACTTGGCTGCCTGGTCATCATAGTGCCGCATTTTTGACAGTAGACAAGCCCAGAAAGCGGGTTCTGCAAAGCGTTTGTCGAGTGAACTGGAGTTGGTTTGCTTTCTCGGATTTTCTGTGCCAGATTAAATTGCTCCTCGGTGATTATCGCTTCAAAACGACCTTTCACTTTTGGACAATCATCATTCTTTGGCCGGGATTCTATTATGCGATCTCCAACTAGGTTTTTCTGGACTTTCCTCCAGCTCCACCGTTGATAGCCAGCATAGACCGGGTTGCGAAGCACATCGAGAATTGTGGATGCCGACCATGTTGATCCAGACTTCGATGGTATATGAAGGCTGTTAAGGCGGTCGCGGATCTGGTAAGAGCCATATCTCATGTAGCTGCCATCGTCTTGTAATTCTCCCTGAGTATACAGATCATAGATCATTTGGACGATATAGGATTCTTCTTTCACAATGTCAAGAGTGTATCCCTTGTCGCCTTTATGCTTAACTTTCTTATAACCATATGGAGCAGTCCCGGCGATGTACCAACCATCATTAAAAGCCGCAATCCGGCCGCGCTGAATCCGGCGGTTAATGGTCTTGTATTCACGGCGGGACATGAACAGATTGAATTCAAAGTATTCCTCATCGTATTCATTTAGGGGATCATAAGTTTTAATTGGCGTGATGATCTTCGTGTTGCTGAATTTGAAGGCTTCTGCAACAGTACCCTGGTCTTTGGTATCGCCACGGGCAAGACGTTCGATTTCCATAACCAGGACGCCTTCCCAATGCCCTTGCATAACCTCGATAAGGAGCTGCTGCATCTTAGGTCGGGAGGAAATGGTTTCTCCGGAAACGATCTCCTTGTAAGTGGCTCCTATGGGGAGATCCATTTTTGCGGCCAATTCTGATAGGATTTGTTCATGGCGTGCTAAGGTTTCCCCCTCGCCTCGAGCCTCAGCTTCCTTGTCGGCGCGACTTTTTCTTAGATACATGAGGTACGACATGATATCATCTCCTTCTTTGAGATATGTGTGAAAGTTTTAGAGGTGGTAACTTCCGGGACTGTTCGTTAATTAACCAGTAGATAACTAAGAACCTGTAAATTGGGTTCAAATCGAACGTAGTAATTATCTATCATAATACCAGTACCATAAATCTGTCGATAACACTCAAGTGCTTCGGCTAAGAATTCTTCAGATACACCTAAAAACTCTGCTATGTCGAATCGGTCAGAGCGGTGGGCCTTAAATGCTTCTATAATGCCAGATAAGCCGATCTGCTTGTTATAAGCCCATAGACGGGCGGCACGCTCCTGCTTTTCATCTGCACTATTCTGCATTTCGATAATATTCCCTACGGTGGTAAAATGATGACCTAACTCTTCCGCCAGTACATCGGCTTTTTGGACAGAGGTAACAATATCCTTACGTATGGCGATTTTATTTCCTACACAGAGGCCATCGTTAAGAGCGAGAGGAGCTTCTTTTACGATCAGCCCTGCCTCGTCAGCTTCCATCAATAATTCATCATAAGTCATAAAGTTACCTCTATTTCCAGAAATCATCATTGTTCATGATATCCATGTCATGTTGCTTCATGTTGTCGGTAATATCCTCGTCGGCAATGTCGGTACGCTTGTGGGCGGCAACTGGGGCAAGGTAGGATTTATCTTCTTGCGGAAGTTGAGTGATATGACTTTGTTCTTCTAATCTTTGTATATCCAGAAGCTTCTCAGCATAATTAGTAACCCTATCTTTATTTGAGGCGTTTAATAAAACGTAAGACGAAGCAAGTTCTTCAAAATGGCTATCATTTATAAATGATTTAATAAGCTCATTTTCTTCGCGTTCATAATCTCCCGCAGCATGTATTTTCATGTTACACCAATCCTTAGGATTGCCATCCCAATCGTTAGGTGCGGATATGCCACTATCATTTGCAATTTGTTCCCAATCATCGGGATCATCGGTCCAGCCCATCAAGTAGGCTGGGGTGGTTTTGAGAATGGACGCAAGTTCTTCAATAACATTAGCTGGAACTTTTTCTATGTGTCCACTTTCATACCTAAAGATGGTTGACCTAGACACTCCAAGTTCACTTGCTACTTCATCTGCACTCATTTCAATTGATTTGCGTCGTTCTTTTAATCGTAGACCTGTAATAGACATATCGCACCTCCTGACATTATAATAGCATAGAAGTTGCATAAATGCAACATATAAAGGAGCGTTTCTGCCATTTTTCTATTGACTTTTCCTACGATAGGTTGTATGCTTAAATCACTGGGTAGCATTAATGCTACAGAAGGGAGATGATGTGAATATGAACACTCAAATGTTAAAAGGCAAGATTGTAGAAGCTGGTACTACTCAGGAAGCAATTGCTGATTCTATAGGTATGGATCGAAGCACATTTTATCGTAAAATGAAGAGGATGGGCAATACCTTTACTGTGGCAGAGATGAACGGTATGGTTAAAAGTATTCCTCTTAGTAAGGAGGATGCGGTAACTATTTTTTTTAACTAGGGAGTAGCATTAATGCTACTAATGCGTAAAAAGGAGAACACATGATCTTAAAAATCAAAGACATAAAGATCGGCCAGCGTGTCCGGGATGAATACGGCGATATGCAGGCTCTTGCGGATAGTATCCGGGAACATGGTCTTCTCCATCCTATCGTGGTTGATTCCGATTACAATTTAATAGCTGGGTGCCGTCGGCTGCTGGCCTGTGAGCGGATCGGGCTGAAGGAGATCGAGGCGAAGGTGTTGGAAGACATTTCCGAGAAGGAATTGCGGATACTGGAGCTTGAGGAGAACATTCGACGCAAGGATTTGACAGAATTGGAAAAATCAAAAAACCTTGTTGAACTGGCCGAGATCAAAGAGCAGGAACTAAAGGAGAAGGTAAAGGTTTTAACGGATTCCGTGCACTTAAATGATCCAAATAAAGAGGTGATTAATTATTTGGCGGACTCCGCCAAAAAAGCCACCGGACGGCCAGAAGGATCCTATATTCCGACATCCTTAAGGAATATAGCTGCTGAAATGGGTGTTTCGCGGGAAACTCTCCGAGATGCAAAACAACACGTCAAGGCCGTAGAAGAGTTTCCCCCTCTCGAGAACCTTCCAAAGTATCAGGCGATCGAAACAGCCAAAGAACTACGGAAGGCTCCGCCAGAAGAGCAGGCGAAGATTCTGGATTTTGCCAGCAGGAAGTCGCAGCTTCCGGAGGTGCAGAAGGAAGAGGATTTTTATTCTTACATGGATGAGTGCGGGAAGATTACAAAGAAGTACCATAAAGCCCTGTATGCATTTCTGGAACTCAATGCTGATGAAAAGGATTTCAAAATGATGAGTGAGATAATCATTCCGCAGACAGCTGAATCATATTTGCGGGAAATTGAAGACACGATGAACAAATTATCGAGGGTAAGAAATTTTATGAAAGGAGTAACAGAGCATGGCAAGAAGCCGAAAATTGGAACCTAAGGCCAGAGAAGTAATCATTCAGAAAATGATGGAATCAGGAGAAATGACAACGGAAGAAATCATGGATTTAGTCCGACCGCATTATCTGTTTGACCCACAAGCAGCAAAAGAACAGGGGATTCGGAAATTAACTCATCAGATGATGGCGCAGATACGAGACGATAAAGGCATACGGACGGTATTCAACTGTAAGGTAGGTGGCGTATCAAAATACGTCAATATCGACGAAAGCCGGGATATAAAAGCCTTAAGAAGCGTGGACGGGCAGCTGACAGAAAAGCTTAACGGGTTAAAATTATCCGAAGAGAAGGCCTCAAGGCGCTGTATGGAAGTAGAAGGCCAGATAAGCATGGATTTGGAGCAAATGGCAGGAAATCAGGAAACAAGTACAACCGGTCGAACATAAGCTTTATCAGAAAGGGGTGACAATATGGCTATTGTAGAAGTTATCCACGACGGACCAACTACGATGTACTTTCATGACGATTATTGCAAAGACACTACACCAGAGGAAGTGGACGCGATTTTAAAAAATATTGCACGAGTTGCGTATCCTGCTTTAAGAGCAAAGTATATGCGGGAAGTACAGAAAGATGAAACCGCTTAATAGCGGTACCGATGGACAAGCACAGACAACCCCACATCACAGGAAGATATAGTTTCCAGATGAGCGAAAGTGTCAATGGGAAGTTGAGAAAAAAGGTGAAGAAACCTAATGGATATTAGATCGAGTCTTAAAAGCATGATTAAGTTGCCAGATAAGGAGGAGGTAAAATAAATGGAAATCCCAGAAAAACTTAATACTGTTTTTTTACATGAAATGTCAGCGAAATTAACCAACGCAATTACCGAATGTATGATATCTAATCAAATGACATTGGAGTGTCTTGAGTTGGCTTGTAATGAAGTAAAGGAAGTTTATAAGAAAAATGCAGTTATAAAGAAAGCTGACTAATGGCGGTACCAGTGGACAACCCCGCATCACAGGAAGGAGGGTGAGAGAGATGAAAGATTTAATTGAATTAGCTAATTTAATTGACCGTGAGTTGCCGGAAAAAGAACAAAAGGAAGAATTTTGTGATTTGTTTTTGAAGGAATTAGGAACCCTGAAAGGCACGGATTTGGCCCCATACCTTTCAGAATGTGTTTTCGACATGGACGTTCCAGGAACAATGATTGTACTAAAGTTTCCGGTTGGAGCGCATGTATTCGATTCCTTTAAAGGTAAGCTCGAAGGTAATGGGCTCGGAAGGAATGATACTGACGGTGCGTGCGTAGACGGATTCTGACACATTTTCTATATATCCGTCTTCATGTAATTGTTGAGCACCATTGACTGCGGACATAAGATCGTCTGCGTTTCTAAACTGATATGAAAAAAACTTTTTGCTAGTTTTCAAGTAATTTTCATATGCAGCTGTTAAAAGTTTTAAAGCAGCTGGACTCATAAGAACAATCTCCTTTCTTTTGTACTCGGCGCGGCAACGCCTGTAAGTACAGTATAAGACAGGGGAGATCGGAAATCAATAAGCATCACAGGAAGGAGGGGGAGGGGAATGAAGAAGTATAAAAAGAAAAAGACTGCCTCTGGCAGGAAGCAGCCAATTTCCGAAAAAGACTTGAATATTATTAGGAATCTTTCTGAGAACCAGATTCAAGAACTTTTTCGCCGGTCGCATAGAAATGATACAGCCGTAGAGCATGGACAATCATTTCATCAATGAGTTTCAACTGCATGTCGTTGAAGCCGTATTTTGTAGCAATAGCATTACCTTTTTCATCATTGATGTAAATCTCCTCCAATGATTCTCTAATTTGGTTAATGCTATCCATAGAGAAATTCGACATTTGTAATGGCCTCCTTTCATTTGTATTTCGGCCTGGCAGGGCTGATAAGAAGATTGTATCACAGGAAGGGGAACGAAGCAATGTGCCAACTGGGAAAGGAGGGTGAGAGAAGATGACTAAAAGAAAAAATATCACTCCTTGTAAGAAAGTAAACATCTTAGGAAGGAAGCGATATTCGGAAAAGTGTAGCGCAAAGTATGTAATTGAACAGAGCTTTGATGACTGCTGGCGGGCAATCACGCGGCTCCATTTATTAATCATTATTGAATTTTTGCTATTGCATCAGTTAAAGCTTAGCGCAGATAAGAAGAAAGTGAATCCATAAACTGTTTTAGCATAATTCCTAGACCAAGGTCCTGGTGGGACCTATAAGTACAGCATAAGACAGGGGAGATCAGAAATCAATTAGGAAGCGAGGTGAGAGAGATGGAAAAAAAGATTAGTGAGATGACGGAAAAAGAAATTCTCCGCCAGCAGCTGGAACTGTTAGCGGAGAGGTCGAAATCCTGTGTAGATGATTGTCTTGCCGAAATTACAACTAGCATGATAAGTATCTTCACAACTATAGAAAATGAGAAATTCATCCCTATAGATAGTAGTGGAATTAGAGATTCTGACCTATCCAGTTCCACTGTCCCTGACTAAGCCAGCCGCGAATAGGCTTTTCAACTTTTGTGACAATTAAACGGTCATTAGAATCGAGGTGTTTTGTTATTTCGCTCTCTACATCAAAAATATTTTTAGGTGTCTTTAAAAGGTATGTAGTAGTTAAATATTTGCACCAAGTTCCAAGTGACTTTATGGAGCCTTCAACTTTTTCACGGTTGTTTGTTGGGGAATGCAAATCATATGAAATCATGTAAATGTACATAAACAACACTCCTTTCTGCACGTACTCGGCCCGGCACGGCCTGTAAGTTCATTATAGTTGGGAGAAACTGGAAAATCAATCAAAAGGAGAGTGATCCGCATCAAAGCAACATGCAACACCTGCCGATACCGCAACCGCTGCATAGAGCAGAGTCGGAGGTATCCGTGCAGGACATATAAAGAGAGGAGTGAACCAAGTGCCAAAAGTAGGACTAACAGATCTGGAAAAACGCCGGCGGGCCGTCCTGGCCTGCATCGCCAGCAAAAAGGTTTTGAACGGGTGGGACGATAAGAGAATGGCTATAAAAGCCCAAGTGTCACCCACTACATATGAGCGTCGCAAGGAAGCACCAGAAGATTTTTCGCTTAAGGAACTGTGGGGGATGGGACTTACTATATACATCTACGATGGGCAGTCCCAGTTACCTTCAGACAGTGGATTCGTGGAATTAAGGGGGTGAAAGACATGCAGAAATACTACACAGACCTCGATGATTTCGAGGACGACAGCCGACCGCCGATTATGGACTGGGTGGAATGGCTGCTGGTAGGGATCTTTGACCTGGCCGGGGCTGGAGCTTGTGCCTACATAGGGTATCTGCTATTGGTGTTAGTGGTGGAAGGGAGGTGGATCGGTTGAGAGAAAATGATAACAGGTGTCCCCGTTGCTGGGGAAAATATCAGCTAGATGTAAGACCCAGACCCATATCTATCAGATCATGGGACGAAAATGGAAGAGAGGTTACTAGCCGTAAGTACGTCTGCTCCTGTGGTTGCTCATGGGAGCGGACAACGGTCTCAGAAAAAATAGAAACCCCAGCGGGTGGAGCCGCCAGGGATTCAAGGTAACTGATAATAATTTGACACCCTCATTATAGCAGAGGGAGACAGGAGAAATCAAGATGGTACAAGCAAAAGAATTACCAAATGAAGTAATGGATCGCATAGTACTGCGGAATTCAATCCTCGACAGTCTTCCAGATCATGCTCTCGAAAAAGCCGATTTTATTCTGGAGCAACTTCAGAATTCTTATACTGGAGTTCTTCCAGATGATGACCAAATGCGAAGCTGGAGTAATAACCGAGAAGTTATATGTGCATACATCGACATCACCAGAGACTACGTGTGGAGAGTGCAGGAAGAATTGGAGGCAATTCGCGCGGCGCTTAAAAATGAAAACGAAATAGATCGAGAAAGGGGATAGAAGATGGCAAAAGAACTGAAATGCGAGATTCTGGAAACCCTGATCGAGTTTCCGAGTGAAGGGAAGTTCCACAAGGAACTGAACCTGGTGAAATGGGGGGATCATGAACCGAAGTACGATCTCCGTGGCTGGAACGAGGACCGGTCACAGATGTCAAAAGGAATCACGCTCACAAAGGACGAGCTGATCTTATTAAAAAATGAATTAGGAGGATTTAATCTATGATTACGGTTGACTTTAAGGATTTTGAGGACATGATGGGTTTTGCAAGGAATTTAGTTTCGACGGTCGAAACTAAGGACGAGCCGACAGTACAGCAGGTCACGCCTGTAACGCCGCCACCAGTACAGCAGGCTGCTCCATTAACGCCTCCGCCTGTACTAGCACAGCAGACAACACCAATGGCGGCACCGGTACAGCAGTCTGTTCCAGTAACACCGCCCCCAGTACAGCCAGCACCTGTACAGACGACAGCGCCGTCTTACACGCCTGACGATCTGGCAAGGGCTGCTATGACACTGATGGATTCCGGAAGACAAGGCGATCTGATTAATCTTCTGGCTCAGTTTGGCGCGGACACTCTTACGCATTTGCAGCCGGAACAGTACGGAGCATTTGCGACAGCTCTTAGAGGGTTGGGGGCGCCGATCTAATGGGACATGCTGAGAGAGATCATGCATTATTGAGTGCGTCTGGGGCACACCGGTGGCTGTACTGCACCCCCAGCGCCCGGCTGGAAGAAGGGTTTCCGGATACCACATCGGAAGCAGCCGCAGAAGGCACGCTGGCCCACGAGTTAGCGGAGCTGAAAGTCAGGAACTATTTTTACAGTGTAGAGTTTGGAAAGCGGAAGCTGACGGTGGCCATCAACAAGCTGAAAAAAGAACCGCTCTGGCAGGATGAGATGACGGGTTACACGGACGAATACTTTGATTACATAAAAGGTGCTGCACTGGCCATGAAAAGCACTCCTTATGTGGCAATCGAAAAGAGGGTTGACTTTTCTGCATACGTTCCTGATGGGTTCGGGACCGCGGACTGTATCCTGATCTGCGGCAACGTGCTGCACGTTATTGACTTTAAATACGGAAAGAGCCCCAATGGCCGAGTGGAAGCCGAAGGGAACCCCCAGCTTGCCTTATATGCTCTCGGGGCCTATGAAATGTATAAGATCCTGTATCCGATCGAGACGATCCGGATGTCAATTGTACAGCCCCGGCTTTCGGACGGAATCTCTGAGTGGGAGTGCCCGCTGGAAGAACTGCTCTCGTGGGGGCAGTACGTGAAAGGCCGGGCAGAACTTGCGATTAAGGGCGAGGGTGATTATTTCCCGAGTCCGGAAACATGTAAGTACTGCCGGGCGCGGGGGCAGTGCAGGGCCAGAGCCGATGAGAATGTGAAACTTGCATTTTCGGAAGATCTCGGGAAACTTCCGCCACTTATCTCTAATGCAGAGGCAGGAGACTACCTGCGGAAGGGTGTCGATGTGGCAAAATGGCTAGAAGCCTTAAAGGACTATGCCCTTAAGGAGTGTCTGGCAGGAAAAGAAGTTCCTGGCTGGAAGGCCGTGTCAGGCCGTGGTGGCCGTGATTGGACAGATATGGACAAAGCGTTTGAAACTCTCGTCAAAAGTGGCGTAGCTGAGGAAGCAGTACTGTGGGAAAGAAAGCCGCTGTCACTCGCCCAGGTAGAGACAACGGTAGGGAAGAAGGATTTTGCCGACGCTGTAGGCGAGTACGTTGTATGGAAGCCAGGGAAGCCGGCACTGGTAGAAGCATCGGATAAGAGACCGGCAATTACAAATAAATTAACCGCCGCAGAGGCGTTCAAGGAGGAAAAAGTAAATGAATGAGAAAAGTACTGAGTTACCGAAAAGTCGGACTTTAGGCGAACTCCGCAGATTCGAGTTGAAAACAGATGACCCGGAAGAGATTGAAGAACTGGACCGGGTCATCGAAGAAAAGCATCTTACCAGAAGGGATCTAGGGGTCATACTTCTATATCTTGGCGTTCGACCTGGATTTGGTCCGGAATGTTTTGGTATCTGGAAGCATAATAGCCCAGAACATCCTTAAGATTTTCAGTTGGAATATTTTTATATATCGCAACCACTTCCTTTGGTGTGACTGTCCACACATACAGGATACAGAATTTGCGACTTGTGTCGGAAACCTCAAATTCGTAATTACCAAATTTCCTGTGTATGCAGTCCTCGCCATCAAAATCCTGAATATCATAGGGTTCGCCAAGGCTTTGTAAAAGTTTATCAAGCTGTTTCATCAGTAACACCTCCTTTCTTCTAAATTATAAAGCAGAAGAGCCGGGAGGACAATCTTAAAAAAAAGAAAGGAATTTAGCTATGAATGATTTAACCAATGTAACAACCGGAGAAGTGAGATTATCTTATGTACACCTGTTTAAGCCGTATGCAGCGATGACAGGACAGGAGGAAAAATACAGTGTAACAGTTCTAGTACCGAAGACGGACGTAGACACCATGGGACGTATTAATGCGGCCCTCGATGCCGCAAAGCAAAAGGGGATCAGCGAGAAATGGAACGGTCAGTGTCCGCCGATCGTACCCGTGCCCGTCTATGACGGAGACGGGGTTCGTCCTTCTGATGGGATGGCCTTCGGCCCAGAGTGTAAGGGCCACTGGGTATTTACAGCCAGTGCCAAGGTGGATTACCGGCCGGAAGTCGTGGACAAGATGGGAAATCCAATCATAAACCAGTCCGAGGTATACAGCGGTATGTATGGCCGTGTGAATGTATCCTTCTACCCGTATTCTTTCGGCGGAAAGAAGGGAATCGGCTGTGGCCTGGGGCCGGTTATGAAGACAAGAGACGGAGAATCATTGGGGGGCAGTGCGCCGAGCGCAGCGCAGGCGTTTAATATCCAGCAAGGACAGGCGACTGCCGGATATGCAGCGCCTCAGTACGGGGCAGCTATGCCAGCGACTCCGGGTGCTGCTGGTTATGCTCCGCAGACCACAGCACCGTGGAACGGAGCCGGACAGCCAGCAGCACAAGCCGCAGCGCCAAGATTACACCCGATTACCGGGCAGCCATATTGATATTAGGGGGGCCGGAAGGCCCCTCAATCTGACAGGGAGGGACGTATATGCATCATCTATCAATTGATATCGAGACAAGGAGCAGTATAGACATTGGGAAGGCTGGTGCCTATAAGTACGCACAGTCTCCGGACTTTGAAATCCTCCTGTTTGCATACCAGTGGAATAACGATCCCGTTAAGGTTATAGATCTCAAAAACGGGGAAGAGCTCCCTTGCTGGTTAATGCAGGCCCTGGCAGATCCCAATGTTATCAAGCACGCCTACAACGCCGCTTTTGAGTGGTACTGCCTTAACTGTGCCGGCTACGAGACTCCGATCGAACAGTGGCGCTGCACCATGGCCCACGGCCTGTACTGCGGCTATACTGCTGGACTGGACGCTACGGGCAAAGCAATCGGCCTCCCGCAGGATAAACAGAAGCTGACTACAGGCAAGGCCCTGATCCGGTATTTCTGTGTGCCTTGTAAGCCAACAAAAACCAACGGAAGCCGTACATGGAACCAACCGTGGCACGATACGGATAAGTGGGAGCTGTTTAAGGAGTACTGCCTACAGGACGTTGTGACAGAGAGGGAAATCTTAAAGCGGCTGGACTTGTTCCCGATGCCGGAAGAGGAAGAGCATCTGTGGCAGATGGACGTCTTGATGAATGCTTATGGCGTCCGGGTAGATACGGATCTGATCGAGGGGGCCTTATACATCGACCAGATCAGCACGCAGCGCCTGACTGACGAGGCAATAAGCCTGACTGGCTTGCAGAATCCAAACAGCGCGGCTCAGCTGCTTCAGTGGCTGCGGGATAACGGTACGGAAGCGGACAACCTGCAGAAGGCTACTGTCGCGGAGCTCCTGGGCGGAATCAATCCGAACAAGGTGAGGCGCATGTTAGAGATCCGCCAGCAGTTAGGGAAGACGTCTATCAAGAAATATGTGGCAATGGATACGGCCCGTGGCGAGGGCGACCGGGTGCGGGGACTTACTCAATACTACGGAGCCAACCGGACAGGAAGGTGGGCCGGGCGCCTGGTGCAGATGCAGAACCTGCCGAGGAATTATCTCAAGACCCTGGACTATGCCCGTAACCTTGTTAAGGCTAAAAACTATGACGGCGTGAGGATTCTTTACGGCAATGTGCCGGATACGCTTTCCCAGCTGATCCGGACAGCGTTCATCCCATCTGCCGGCCATAAGTTTGTGGTGGCCGATTTCTCAGCCATCGAGGCTCGTGTCATTGCCTGGCTGGCTGGAGAGCAGTGGGTGAATGAGGTATTCGCTACCCACGGGAAGATCTACGAGGCTACGGCCTCCCAGATGTTTGGCGTGCCGGTGGAGCGGATCGCAAAGGGAAACCCGGAGTACAGCCTAAGACAGAAGGGGAAGGTAGCAACACTGGCTCTGGGATACCAGGGAGGCACATCGGCGCTGATTGCAATGGGCGCCCTGCAGATGGGCCTGACAGAAGAGGAATTGCCGGACATCGTACAGAGGTGGCGGCAGGCGAATCCTCGGATTAAGGGCCTGTGGTATGCGATTGAGAATGCAGCCCTTGCCGTCATGGAGACAGCGCAGCCGCAGGGTATCAACGGGCTAATCTTTGCGCTGGAAGGAGATATGATCTACGGTCAGTCTTTTCTCACCGTCCGGCTGCCGAGTGGCCGCAAGCTGTTTTATCCAAAGCCGTTTTTGAAAGAAAACCGTTTTGAGAAGATGGCCGTCCATTACTACACGGTAGGCCAGCAGACACGGAAGTGGGAAGTTACAAGCACTTACGGCGGCAAGATGGTCGAAAACATCGTTCAGGCCATCGCCAGGGACTGTCTGGCGGTAACACTGGAGAGGATCGCATCTAAGGGTCTGCAGGTGGTGTTCCATGTCCATGACGAGGTTATCATCGACGCCCCCATGGAGACGACGGTGGAAGAGATCTGCGATCTGATGGCGGAGCCGATCCCATGGGCGCCGGGGCTGGTGCTGAAAGGCGCTGGATTTGAAAGTAGTTATTATATGAAGGACTAGGAGGGGAGAACTTGCAGAATAACAGGAAGCTGCAGATCAGCACGGCCGGGAGCCGGAAATCAACACACTGGCCGCGGTGTGAGATCATGTGGTCCGAATTTACCGAAAAATTGAAAACTCCCATCCGGGGGGCGGAGACCCTGGAACAGTATCTCGCGCTGCCAAAGGCCAGACAGGACGACCTAAAAGACGTGGGCGGCTTTGTGGGCGGAACGTTTACCGGAGACCGCCGGAAACCGGAATGTGCGGAAGGCCGGGATCTTTTAACGCTGGATCTGGATAATATTCCAGCGGGGCAGGCCGATGACATCCTGCGGCGCGTGAGCGGTCTTGGGTGTGCGGCGGCTGTCTACAGCACCCGGAAACATGCCGGATACGCTCCCAGGCTCCGTGTGATCGTTCCACTGGACCGGACGGCCACGGCGGACGAATACGAGCCCGCAGCGCGGAAACTGGCGTCACTGATTGGGATTGAGTTCTGTGATCCGACAACCTTCGAAGTCAACAGGCTGATGTACTGGCCGTCGTGCTGCATTGACAGCCAGTACTTATACGAGGTGTACGACAACCCGTTCTGCAGTGCTGATGGCTTGCTAGGTATGTATGGTGACTGGAGGGATATCAGCCAGTGGCCGCAGGTTCCCGGGACCGAAGCAATCGAACGCCGGCGGCTGGCGAAGCAGGAGGATCCCACAACAAAACGGGGCGTGATCGGTGCATTCTGCCGGACATACAGTATTACTCAGGCGATGGAAATGTTTATCCCCGGCATGTATGAGGAGACGGCCTCTCCTGGCCGGTATACATACACAGGAGGCGAGACAACGGGTGGTGCCATCATCTACGATGGGGACCTGTTCCTGTACTCCCACCACTCCCATGATCCGTGCTGTAATCAGCTGGTCAATGCATTCGATCTGGTCCGGCTCCATATGTATGGAGACCGTGACAACGAGGCGAAGGAGGGGACACCAGTCAACAAGCTGCCGTCATTTGTAGCTATGAGCAGGCTTGCAATGGACGATAAGGCCGTAGCCGATCTGATAGCCAAAGAGAAGCACGAGGCGGCTGTGGCGGCCTTTGCGGAGCCCACAGAGGGTACCAGAGAGGAGGACTACAGCTGGTTAAGCAGCCTGGAGGTAGACGGCAACGGGAATTATAAGAAGACCGTCAATAACGTGATTATCGTGCTGCAGAATGATCCCCTGCTGAAAGGAAGAATCGTAACGGACGAATTTGCCAACAGGGGGCTGATCCTGGGCGAACTGCCGTGGAGCAAGGAAGTTGGAAGGCGCCAGTGGAGTGATCCGGATGATGCGGGATTCTTCTGGTATATGGAAAATTTCTACCACATTGCCCAGCAGGACAAGCTGGATCGGGCCCTTACCATCGTAGGCGAGCAGAATAAGATTAACGAGGTCAGGGATTACCTAAAGGGCCTCAAATGGGACGGCGTGAAGCGTGTGGATACCCTGCTGTCGGAGTACTTAGGGGCAGAGGATACCCCATATACAAGGGCCGTAATGCGGAAATCCCTGTGCGCTGCAGTAGCAAGAGCAGTAGAGGGCGGCGTTAAGTATGATTACATGCCAATCTTTACAGGGCCCCAGGGCCTCGGAAAGAGTTCGTTCCTTAATATATTGGGAAAGTCGTGGTTCTCCGACAGCCTGACATCGTTCGAGGGCAAGGAGGCCGCAGAACTGATACAGGGAACGTGGATCAACGAGGTCGGGGAACTGACGGCCATGACGAGGCAGGAGACCTCTGCGGTGAAGCAGTTTTTAAGCAAGCGGGAAGATATCTACAGAGCGGCATACGGCCGCAGGACGGAACGGTACCCGAGGCGGTGCGTTTTCTTCGGTACGTCCAATGACAGCGAATTTCTGAAAGACAACACCGGAAACCGCCGGTTCTGGCCCGTTGATGTTGGAGTACATCCGGCAAAGCGGTCAGTATGGAATGATCTGCCTGATGAGGTGGACCAGATATGGGCGGAAGCTTATATGTACTGGGTTCTGGGAGAAGCACTGTACCTGTCAAAAGATATCGAAGCCCTGGCGATCGAACAGCAGGAGAGTCATCGGGAAGCATCTGGAAAAGAAGGAATGATCCTGGATTTTCTGGAGAAGCTGATCCCTTCTAACTGGGACCAGATGGATCCTTTAAAGAGGAAAATGTACTGGCAGGGAACACTTCAACTGCCGGAGGGAGCGTTACTGGTTCCGAGGGAAAAAGTGTGTGCAGTAGAGATCTGGGTGGAGTGCTTTAACGGAGATCCGAGATATCTAAAACGAATGGACAGTACTGAGATCAATAACGTGCTACAGAATATCAGTGGCTGGAAGCGTAATAAAACTACACGGAGATACGGTCCGTACGGACAGCAAAAAGGTTTTGAACGGGTGACTACTAACTAGGAAAAATAAAGGTAGTCACGACAACTTACAAGGTAGTCATACAAAGTAGTCAGTAGTCACTAAAGTTGTCATACAAAGTAGTCGAGAAAACCCGCATAAACACTAGATATTCTTATTAATGACTACTATGACTACCAATTATATATAGAGTAGTAAAAATAGGTAAATTAGGTAGATAGGTATATTACCTAAATAGCCTGTTTTATATATCGCATTACATGTGTAGAGAGAAAGTTGCGGGAGGTCGGTATAAGTGGACGAGATGAATATTTTATGCGCGGAGATATTGCTTTCAAAATATTTTTCTGAGCATACAGTCAAGGACGGGATTCCAGCGAAAAGTATTCTTGCCGAGGTAAAAGGGCATTTCCCTGGATTACGTCGGTCGGAAATAAAAGAAGCCAGGAAGCGATTGAATATTAAATCCAAACAAACAGAAGGTGAATATCTGTGGGAATGGAAAAACTCGATACCACCGGAAGATATTTGGGCGTCAAAGTGCAAAGAATTATTTGGAGGATAAGACATGCTGGAAAAAGACATTGAGAAGATACTGGTGAATGAAGTTAAGAAGCTGGGCGGCAGAGCCTATAAGTGGGTGAGCCCCGGCAATGATGGGGTACCCGACCGGATCGTAATTCTGCCGGGTATGCGCCCGGTATTCGTGGAACTGAAAACGGAGAAAGGCCGGCTTTCGGCGATTCAGAGAGTCCAGATTGAGCGGCTAAAGAAAATGAAACAAGACGTAAGTGTGTTGTATGGGGAGCCGCAGGTCAGAGATTTCCTGGAGGAGTGTAAGCACCGGTTAGGTTTACTGGCATACTTGGAAGATTGTCATTTTTACGATGACGAGGAGGAGTGATAGCAGATGACGAAGATAGATCTCGAACAGAAAATAAAAGACGCCGTTGACGCTAGAGGTGGCAGGATGCATGAGATCAGCGTGGGAAATACACCTGGTTTTCCGGGATACATGGTAATTCTTCCAGGTGGACACGTTGGATTCGTGGAAATTGGGAAACCAAACAGGAACCAACTTATCGCTTTGAGAAACCAAATTTCAGAGTTGCGGACGTTAGGCTGTGCTGCCATGGCGATAGACAACGAAAGCCAGATTAACAGTATGATGATGTATATCCTGTCAGATGCCGGAAAAGATCCATCGTGGAATGCTTACCAGGATTACAAAGCCGGTATGACCGGATATGGAATTGAGCATAAAGGAGATGATGCTCTATGATATTTAAGCCACATGCTTATCAGCAGCACTGTATTGAGCAGATATTAAGAGTCAAGAAGCTGGGCCTATTTTTAGATATGGGCCTCGGGAAAACAGTCACCACGCTGACGGCCGTTAAGGAGCTTAAGTACAACCGCTTTCAGGTTCGCAAGGTGCTAATCATCGCGCCTAAAAAGGTTGCAGAAGGAACCTGGACGAAGGAGGCTGCAAAGTGGGATCACACGAAAATGCTTCGCGTATCCCCGGTACTGGGAAGCCAGACGAAACGGATCCGGGCACTTAATACACCAGCTGATCTCTATATCATCAACCGGGAGAATGTGGTGTGGCTGGTGGATTACTACCGGAACGCCTGGCCGTTTGACATGGTGGTAGTTGATGAATCCAGCAGCTTTAAGAGCCATTCTGCTAAGCGGTTCAAGGCACTGGCAAGCGTGGGCGGGTACATAGACCGCATGGTGGAGCTGACCGGAACGCCTTCCCCCAACGGGCTTGATGATTTATGGGCCCAGGTATTTCTACTGGACGGCGGCGAGCGGCTGGGAAAAAGGTATACACAGTTCAGGGAGAGGTATTTCCAGCCGGACAAGCGGGGAGCTGATGGCATGATATACAGCTACGAGGTCAAGCCTGGGAGTGAGGGCAGTATCCTGGAACGGATCTCGGATATCTGCATCAGCATGAAGGCAGAAGATTACTTACAGCTGCCGGATATCACATATCACGAGATCCCCGTGGAGCTGGACAGCAAAGCCAGTAAGGCATATTACGAGATGGAGCGTGAGATGGTCCTGGCCCTGCCGGAGGAAGAGATCAGTGTAACGAGTGCGGCAGCCTTAAGTAACAAACTTCTACAGCTGGCGAATGGGGCCGTGTACGATGAAGATCACAGTGTCCATGAGGTTCACAACTGCAAGATCGAGGCGTTTATGGAGCTGATCGAGTCTCTTCAGGGGAAGCCGGCCCTGGTGTTCTACAACTTTCAGCATGACCGGGCGCGGATTCTGAAAGCCCTGGAGAAGACAGGATTACGGGTAAGGGAGCTTAAGACGACGCAGGACGAGGACGACTGGAACGCCAGAAAGATCGATATCCTGCTTACCCATCCTGCCAGCAGCGCCTACGGCCTTAACCTCCAGCAGGGAGGCAATCACGTGATCTGGTTCGGCCTGACATGGAACTATGAGTTATATACCCAGGCAAATAAGCGCCTTCACCGCCAGGGGCAGGAGGAAAAGGTGATTATCCATCACCTGATCTGCAGCGGTACACGCGACGGGGACGTCATGGAAGCCCTGAAACGAAAAGACGACGTACAGAGCTGGGTAATGGAGAGCCTGAAAGCAAGGATAAGGAGGTACCGGAATTGATAATAGAGTTTAGTATCCCTAATGGGAATATGAAAATATGTGCAGAGGAGTTTTTTGAAAACGCGGGGATCAGGCAGATCAGGAAAATGCTTACCCTGTATCAGCGGTCAGAATCCCGTAACGTTGAGCCGGAGGAGATCAAAGCCTGGCTGGAAGACCGGATAACAAAGGAGACACGATGGCAGAAAGTCTATGATACAAAACGCAGGAATGCGCAGGGAGAACTGCCAGCGATGGAGGGCACCCTTCTGTGCCTGAAGTATGAGGGCACAAAAGAAGATATAGACCGCTTGAAAAAAGCGATTGCCAGCTGTAAGGCAAGAATCCGGTATGCGGTCAGCGGCGAACATAAAGCCGCAAGATTGATAGTGAAATATCAGAGTATCTTGTCAGAAATGGATAAAGTGTAGCACACGTGAGGAGGCGGGAATCATGGTAAAAGTAATTAAGTACGGCCAGAAGCGCAGGATAACTTGTGAGGTGTGTGGGGCATTGTTAGAGTTTGAGAAAGGCGACGTGAAAACTGTTCAGACCGGCATGAATGAGTATGAACAGCGAATAACGTGCCCGGCCTGTAATGAGACTGTAGTGGTAGGTTAAGGATTAAGGAGGGTAAAGATATGTATAGCACCAGACCACAGCGGAAGACGCTTACAAAATTATGTCCGTATTGCGGGAAAACCCGGACGTATACGTACCGAGATGGATACGATGAGGTGGACTATCGTACCGGACGCAGCCGGTACATACCGTCAAAAACCGAAGATGATGGCTGTGATTGCATGCTTGGTAAGCTAAACCACACCGCCGGAAAAATTCAGCTGAAGAAACAGTGTGCGAATTGTGTGTGGAATAAAAACGGGAGTTGTACCAACGAGCAGGAGCGGAACGACGTTTCGGTATTGTTTGGGATTACCGGCGATCTGATTATTAAAGATGAATCGAAACGTTGCAGGCACTACGAACTATCAAAAGATATTTTTGATGCACTTATAGAATTTACAGAAAATTAACATTTAAGCGATTAAGAAAGGAGCCGTTCCCCGGCCGGGAAAGTGTACACGGAACCTTTTAACGGTATGAGAATTTTAGTAGCCTGTGAGGAATCACAAGCGGTAACAATAGAGTTACGCAGACTAGACCATGAAGCCTATAGCTGTGACATAGAGCCGTGTAGCGGCGGACATCCAGAATGGCATTTACAGGTGGATGCATTGGAAATGCTAAAAATGAGATGGGATATGATAATTGCTTTTCCGCCATGCACTTATTTAAGCAATGCTGGGGCAAAACATCTTTTTCGTGGCGGTAAACTTAATCAAGAAAGATATGAAAAAGGGTTGGAAGCAAAAGCATTTTTCCTTAATTTCTATAATGCTGACTGCCCTAAAATAGCAGTGGAAAATCCAGTTTCCAGCAGGATTTACGAAATGCCGCCGCATACACAGGAGATTCAGCCGTGGCAGTTTGGACATCCTGTACAGAAAAAAACTAGGTTATGGCTGAAAGGATTACCACTGCTTGAGCCAACAAACATTGTTGAGTATAAGTGTGGATGCCATGAGGCAGGCACATGGTTTATGAAGGGTGGAAAAGACAGGAAGAAAAACAGGGCCAAAACATTTCCTGGAATTGCCCGTGCAATGGCTGAACAATGGGCGGGAGTTAATACACAAAATTAAGATTTTGGAGGGAAATCTATGTGGAAGATAGTTTTTAAATATCCAGAGGGAGGTACTGTAAAACTTACAAATAGCAAACAGCCTATGGATGAAAGATTGGCAAGAAAGTACCATAAGCAATATGGTGTTAATTCCGATGGAGGGACATATCAAAAGTACCCTAAAAAGAAATATCGGCCGATTGCTTTAGCCACCGTGGTAGACATACTTACTGCTGGTGGGGATCTGGAAAATGAGATACTGATTGAGCAGGAGAATTAAAATTTTCGGAAGGAGAGGTTGAATGGAAATTACAATAATGCCACCTGACGAATGTCCGTGCAAATCATGTAGATTCGAACCAGAATGTCAATGGGCGCATGAGTTTGAGGTTGTAGAGTGCAAAGACTGGGGTGCGAAGGAGGAAGACGAGGAATGAAGAAGAAGCGGAAGCGGTGCTGCCATGCAAAATGGCGAGTAATATTTTGGCCTGGGCGCATGGATCGGTGCTATAGGAGCGATTGTAAGAAGTGTCACTGTTATTATTAATATTTGAGGGAGGACTAAAATGTATTTAAATATCGAATACAGAGACGGAAAGAAAGAGCAGAAAAGTGTGGATGATTGTTCCGTTAAAGATGGGTGCCTGAAATATTATATCAGGACAGGAGTCAGTGCCGGTACGCATTATATTCCATTGGACACTATCAAAGAATTTCATAAAGAGAATTAATAATTAGAGGAGGCGGAAGATGAAAGTATTAGATGCTATGAAACAAATTGAACATATTGATAACGAAGTGAAAAATTTACAAAAGTTTTGTCGGCTTTCACCTGAAGATAGGGAGCGAATAGCTGATGAAGTCGGATTGAACAGTAACTTTGAAAAATTGGTAAATGTCAGTGTAAATGCTATGCTTTCGTGGAAGGAAACACTTAAGGAAAAGATAAATAATGCTGAGCTAAACTGATAATTTGTGAACAAAGAAAGAGAGGATAAGAAATGGGATTAGTAGATGTATTTGGGAAAGAAGACAGAGTGGAAGTTACATTTTCAGCTTTCTATGAACTGATGAAAGGCTGTGCAGAAAGAGATTTTTTGGCAAAGGGAATTAAATGCAATGTGCCTCATCGATACATGCGGGAGATGGTAACGGGAAACTCAGAGGTGGAGAGCGCAGGTAATGAAACGGCAGAAGACACTTCTGGTGACGATAGGGGGCGAAGTATTGAGCCTTAAAGAGGAAATGGCAAAGCACCGGAAATACGAGGATCTGCTAAAGGACCAGACGCCCGAAAGAACATGGGCCATGGACAAGCCGGCATACTGTTATACGGCAGCGTGTCCGGATCCGAGGTTACGGAAGCCGATCAGGAAGCGGACGGGAGGTGAAGCCGTTGGATAAGGGAATACTGGAACAATATATTGACGCCTGTGAGCTGATTAAGGAGACAGAAGCAGACATGCGGCGGGTGAAAAAGCAGCGTAAGACCATTATCCAGGATTCTGTGAAAGGATCCATGCATGATTTTCCGTATGCGGCCCAGAACTTCAAAATTCAGGGTATGACCTATTCGGCCGTAAGGGATCCGGGAGCCCTGGCCGCATATGAGCGGCTGCTGGAGGAACGTAAGGCCAAGGCGGAGGAAATCAAGGTGCAGGTGGAAGCCTGGCTGAATACGATTCCACAGCGGATGCAGCGGATAATTAGGTTTAGATTTTTTGAGGAAAATACATGGGCTGAAGTGGCAAAAAGAATAGGGAGAAAGGCATCTGAAAACGGAATAAAGAAGGAGTTTGAAAGATTCATGAGAGACAATTGAAGTTTGTCACGAAAGTCACACATGTCACGAATAGAAATGTTATAGTATAGACTGGAAGATCTGAAAACAGATTTCCTCCACTAAATATTGACGGCCGCCGGCTCTTACCAGTCGGTGGCTGATTTTCTACCTTGGAAGTGGCTTGAAGTCCTGCAAAGCTATATAGCCGCTAAAAAAACTTAACCCTATAGTAGATAAGACGTGACCGTGATTGCAGTAGTCGGTCAGCTATTGGGTGCACTCTGGAAGTAATGGGTTGACCGCTGGACGGTTGCGGGTAGTTTACAAGGAGTGCTTATGTGGAGCATACCATCAATGGCAGATGGACAGGGTCGCGCCCTGGGTTCCGGTTCGATTCCGTGATGTTCCACTTATAACACATATCGGGCCTGTAGAGGCACTATAAACAATGTAAGGCACTCAGCGATGGGTGCTTTTCTTTTACAAAAAAATAGCCAGATAGGAAGGTGAGGTGATGGCGCATGGTTATGAAAACTTAATACCATTCAGTAAACGAAGCAAGGACGAAGCAAGGGAATATGGATCAAAAGGCGGTAAGGCTTCAGGAGAGTCCAGACGGCGGAAAGCCGCTATGAGAGATACCATGAACAAGCTTTTGACCATGCAGGTAGAAGTCGAAGGGCTGTCTGATATATTGCGCGCTGATGGGGGAGAAAGCACGTATGAAGAACTCATCACCATGGCTATGATTGAAAAGGCCCTTCGTGGTGATGTGAATGCGTTTAACGCAATTAAAGCTACGGTCGGCCAGACGGATAAGTCAACCACTGATTTGGAAGAGCAGAATCTGCGTATGGCGGCCCAAAAGGCTAAGATGGGCGTGGACGATGAAGACGATCAGGAAGATGATGGTTTTATGGAAGCACTGAAAGGATCAGCTGAAGAAGACTGGAAAGATGGAGGCGCATATGAGCCGGAAGATGAAGAGACCGATATTTAAATTCAGGCCGTTTTCGAAAAGGCAGCGCATGGTTCTGAACTGGTGGACAGAGAATTCTCCAGTTCGCCAGATGGACGGAATCATCGCCGACGGCGCGATCCGATCTGGGAAGACGGTGGCAATGTCGCTTGCCTACGTGTTCTGGGCGATGGCATCGTTTGAAGGGCAGAACTTCATTATGGCAGGCAAGACCATAAGCTCCTTCCAGCGTAATGTACTTACTAACCTCAAGACTATGCTCCGGAGCCGAGGATATCACTGTATCCATCATATATCCGGTGAGACCCCTAATATGTTGGAGGTTTCACGTAAAGGTATTACAAATTACTTCTACATTTTTGGAGGTAAAGACGAAGGATCCCAGGAGCTGGTGCAGGGTATTACTGCAGCCGGTGCATTCTTCGATGAGGTTGCATTAATGCCTGAGAGTTTTGTTAACCAGGCTACGGGCCGTTGCTCGGTAACGGGGAGTAAGTTCTGGTTTAACTGCAATCCGGCGGGGCCTATGCATTGGTTTAAGATTGGGTGGATCGACAGGGCAGTTGGATACATTGGGGAGCAGAAGGCGCGAGAACTGCAAAAGAAGGATCAGGAGGTCAAGAACCTTCTGTATCTGCATTTTGAGATGGACGATAATCTGTCTCTTGATGAAGAGATCAAAGCAAGATACCGGAGCATGTATGCCGGTGTCTTTTTTTTACGATATATTAAGGGCTTATGGGCAGTGGCAGAAGGCCTGATATACACCATGTTCACTAAGGCCAATATTTACAGTGATGAGTTTCGGCCAAAAGGACTGGAGTATTTAAGCGTACGTACTATTACACTGGATTACGGAACGACGAATCCATGCGTATACCTTGATATTTACGATGATGGAGATATTATCTGGGTTGACCGGGAATATCGATGGGACAGCCGGATCGAGAAGATACAGAAGACAGATAAGCAGTATGGTGATGATCTGGCAGACTTTATGGGCGACAACCCTGATTTTCAGTGTGATGTTGTGGCGGATCCGTCGGCAGCCAGTTTTATTACAGAGTTACGGGGCCGTGGATACATTGTCAAGCCGGCCGATAACGAGGTGCTGGACGGGATCCGTGTGGTAGCGTCGCTGTTTCAATCGGGAAAGATCCGGATCCACGAGCAGTGTACCGGACTTATTACGGAACTGCGGTCATATGTCTGGGACGACAAGGCGGCAGAGCGCGGAGAAGAAAAGCCAGTGAAGCAGATGGATCACGGGCCTGATGCTCTCAGATATTACTGCATGACAAAATTACCGGAATGGAGGAGAGGGATATAATGATTGAGATTCTTTCATGGATATTATTAATTGCTAATATGCTATTCAAGATATGCGTTATCATCGAAATTAGCTTTTGCCTGCATAAGATATCAAGAGGATTAAGAAGTGATCAGAACGTTGTAGTGATTTACAGCCTGCTTGGAATTCTTATGGGTGTTATATACCTTGCATTCAAATAAAGGAGAAGGATATGTCAAAACGAAAAAATACCCGCCGCGTGAGGGCAGATACAAGGCAGGCGCCTATTACTACGATGGACGCTTTTTCAAACCCTATAGCAAGACTGGGATTCGGGACACAGGATCTGTTACAGGCCACGCAGTATCCGCTTACCCGTATGACACAAAACTACCAGCTGCTCACAAGCCTGTATCGTGAGAATTGGATCGTGCAGAATATTATCGAGACAATACCGGGAGATATGGTGCGGAAATGGTACACACTTAAGTGTAATGCGGCTCCTGAATATGTGGATGCACTGCAGCGTCTGGAGCGCAAGGTACATCTGCGCAAGTCTCTATTAGAAGGCATGTACTGGGGGCGATTATATGGCGGAGCTGCCGGCATCATTATGATACGCGGGCAGGAAGACTTGTCACAGCCGCTTGATCATGGCCTGATACTTCCCGGCTGTTTTCTGGGGCTTATGATCTTAGACCGGTGGAGCGGTATCTATCCAGAACTGGGGCAGATCACGGACCCGGCGGATCCGGATTTTGGATTACCGGAGTATTACACAGTCAGGGACGAGGAGAGCGGCACGCTGATCTCAAGAGTACACCACAGCCGGATCCTGCGGTTCCCTGGAAGGGAGCTGCCGTACAATGAGAAGGTCGCTGAAAATTACTGGGGAGAATCGGAACTGGAAGCTATATACAGCGAATTGGTCAAGCGTGACAATGTATCAGCCAATATTGCATCGCTCACCTTCAGGGCAAATGTCAATTACATGGAAACAGACAGTTTGGATCAGATGCTTGCTACCAGCAATGCAGAGGCTCAGCGCCGGTTCTGGCAGACACTTCAAGCGCAGAGTGTGATCGAGAGTAACTTCGGCACACGGCTTGTTAATAAGGGCGATGTGATGCATAACACACAGTACACATTCACCGGCCTTCCGGATGTATACGACCGGGTAATGATGGACGTGGCAGGAGCTGCAAAGACTCCGGTCACAAAGTTGTTCGGGCGGTCTCCTGCTGGAATGAATGCGACGGGGGAAAGTGACATGAACAACTACTACGATTACATAGACGGACTGAGGGAGAATCAACTGCGGCCAATTATGGAACGTCTTCTTCCCATTATGGTGCTGTCGGCCTGGGGCGTGGTTCCTGATGATCTGGACATAGACTTCCCGCCGTTACAGACACCGAACTCCAGCGAACTGGCAGATATTGTAGATAAGAAGACACAGTCGATACTCGCGGCGTACCAGAGCGATCTGGTTGATGCATCTGTGGCTAAGAAAGAACTTAAGGGACTGTCAGATGAAACCGGTATGTTTAATTCCATTACGGATGAGGATATTGAAGCAGGTAAGGGGAAGACCTATTCTGACTACAAGGCAATGCGGGATCCAATGGCAGGGCTGTTAAGTCTTCCGGGAGCCGGCTTCGCAGAGGAGGATGAGTGATGCCAAATCTTATCAGACCTCCGGACGATAAAGACAGGGCAGCCTTTCTCCGCATGCTGTTTCTGCGGACAGAGCAGAGACTCCTGGCGGAAATAAGACGGAAACGTGCCCAGGGATATGTTGAGTATGCCGAGGTGGCAGCGCTTAAGCGCACTCAGAAGATACTGCAGGACATGGTGGACGAAAGCTGGGACTATGTACCGGCTATGATTGAGAAGGTTTTCTATCATTCCGATGCGGCTGCCAGGGGATACGCCAATGCCGCAGGACTGACGATCACGCAGACCAGTGTAGTGGAGCAGCTTGCCAATAATCTGTTAGGCGATATTATAGAGGCTGCCGAAACCGCACAGAAGAGCATCGAGGAAGGTTTTCAGGTTGGCCGGAGAGAAGCAGGGAGCCTAAGAGAAGCGGCCATGAAAAGCGTAGCTGAGGAAAAGGCTGCCGGTTATGGACCGGGGAAAGCTGCGAAGACCATGGCGGGTCAGCTTCAGCAGGAGGGCATCACAGCCTTTGTTGATAAGGCAGGACGTAAGTGGTCCCTGCAGGATTACTGTAACATGGCGACCAGGACAACAGTCAGACAGGCAGAGGTGGCGGCAATTCTGACAGCGGATCCGGATCATGATCTGTATAAGATTGTAAAGATCGGAACTACCTGTCCGATCTGCGCTCCATTAGAAGGCCGGGTGTACAGCCGATCAGGAACTGATCCGGATTACCCACCTTTGACAAAGGCATTTGGGAAGATTGATCCGGCCGGAACTGATGATCTGACGAACACCTACTTAAATATTCATCCGAACTGTCTTCATGCCTTGGTTAAGTACACGACGATTGGAAAGACAGAGAAACAGATTCAGAAGGACAAGGATTTCTCTAGTTTTGAGAAGAACCCGATTACGGTAGATCCGCGAACCAAAAAGCAGATTGCTGCATACAAAGAAAAGGTAAAGAATCGGCAGCAATTGCTCAGTGACTACAAACAGTATGAACGCTATCGGGAGGTGTGCGGGGAAGACGTGCCTAAAACCTTTGAAAAGTTTCGGGATATGAAGTATAATGAAACTGGGAAGTGGAAGCAGACACAGGCTCTGTACCGGAAAACAAACGCGTATAACCGGATTATCGCAAAGGAGCCGGCAATAACAGGAGACCTGAAAGCGATATCAGAGAAGACCGGCGTGAAGATGGCCGGACTGGAGCACCGACTGAAAACGAAAGAATCGTTTCTTCGAAAAGTTAATGCAGACAGTGGAAACAGTCTGGAGGCTGAAAAAATACGGGAAACGATCAGTTCGACGGGGGATGTAATCCGCTATACTTATATAGATCATCCCACATCTCTGGCGGGATCCTATCAGGAGATTACAAGGGCAATGCTGGAGAAGGGATATGAATCGGTAAAGGTGAAAAATTTCTGGACTAATAAGGGAAATCCTTACAATGGGATCAACTGTACATTTAAGACACCAGATGGACAGAGGTTTGAAGTTCAGTTCCACACTCCAGAAAGTTACAGTATCAAAGATGGGATGCATAAGGATTATGAGGCATGGCGTGTACTGGATCCAGTATCTGACAAAGCAAGGGCCCTTAGAAAAAAGATGATGGAGCAGTCCCAGGGAATGGAGATCCCAGCATATATTGAAGAGGTGAAAAATCAATGAATACGGTATATTATCGGATTAAGGATTTAAACATGGTTGGAAAAGAGGAAGACTATGTTCCATATCTATATAAGTCTGGGAAGGGCTGGATCGTGGATCATGATAATATCCTGATGGACAGGATTATGGGGTATGATGAATCAGAAGCGTCAGGATCACCTTATAAGATTGGAAACGACAGTATGATGGATCTCGTGGAGCAGATCAGCGAAAAGGAAGCAGAAAAAATCATATCGGGAATGTAGATACCACTTGTCACTGATGACAGGTGGTTTTTTATTGCGATATCGCAACGGAAAGGAAATAAAGATGTTAGCATATTATGGCTATACCATAAGCCCCAACCAGATTGAAACGGTTGAGGGCTTTTTAATTTGCCGCAATGTGCCCATAGCCCGGACTGGTGAGATGGATTACCTGGAAAGCGAACTGATGCCAGAGGGGAGCAGCTCCAAAATGGTGAAGGTTTTCCGCTCTCCTGATGAGGTTTTTTCAGAGGCCGCATTATCCAGCTTTGAAGGCAAACCGGTTACCGATGAACACCCACCCGAACTTCTCACGCCGGACACATGCAGCCGGTATTCCAGAGGACACGCCCAGAACGTCAGGAAGGGAGACGGGAAGTGGGAAGGATGCGTGGTTGCCGATCTTCATATCCAGGACGAGGAACTGATCCGGGCGATACAAGGGGGCAAGCGGGAGATCAGCTGCGGCTATGAGTGCAGCTATACAGACAATGGAGATGGAACCTATTCACAGCACGATATCCGGGGAAACCATATTGCCGTGGTAACACAGGGGAGAGCCGGGAAGAATGTTGCGATTTTAGATTCAAAAAAGAAAACAGAGGCCATAAGGCCGGAAAGGAAAGAAATGAAAAAGAACAGCTTGTTTTTTAAGTTATTTGCAAAGGCTGCGAAAGATGCATCACCGGAAGAACTGGAAACGATGGCGGCAGATGCAGCTGCAGCCTTAGACGAGGATCCGGTAGAGAAAGAACCACCGACTGCTTCTGCAAAAGAAGAGACACCAAAAGAAGGGACGCAGGATTCCGCCAGTCTGGACAGTAAGCTGGATATGATCCTGCAGCTCTTAGGTAAGCAGAATGCACCCGAAGCTCCAGAGCATGATTCAGATCCTCTTGATGGACTGATTAAAGAATTAACAGGGGGAAGCGGAGCGCCATCAGGATCTGAGGGAGAATCCAAAGTGATACCGGCCGGCGAATTCGACCAGTCTTCCTGTGCGGCAGACCGTGCGGTTATGGCGGCGGTAGTGAAACAGCTGAGACCAGTGATCGCTGGAATTAAGGACGAAGCTACGAGGAAAACCGTTACGGATTCTCTGGTAGCCTGTATGACGGATCAAAACGCGGTGAGCGACATTGCAAAGATCGCGCAGGCGGCTCAGAAAAATGCCGCACAGCTGGCAGACCAGAAACCGGAGATGGATCTGGAAGCGTATCAGTCAGCCTATGATGCGATGAACCCACACAAACTGAATGGAGGTACGAAGGAATGAAAGGACAGGTTATAGGTAAGAACATGACACACGGCTATGCTGGCGATTATGCCAGGCAGCCAGATATGATTGTAGATACGCACCCGCTGGGAGGCAGTACGGCGGTTAAATTTGGAACACCGCTGGTATATGACAATAACAGTAATGTGGTTTCCTTCGGTGCTTCCAGAACAGCCGTTGATTTTGTAGGAATCGCGTCCCGGGAGTTTAAGAGTGCCACAGCCTATCTGTCACAGTCTGCCGGGGAATACCAGCCGAATGAGGCTGTCAGTGTGTTTAAACGCGGCTGTATTAATGTACTGTGTAATGTAGGATCTCCGAAACTGGGCGGAAAGGTGTATGTACGTACTGCCAAGAACGAGTCGATTCCAACAGGTATTGTGGGAGGATTTGAGGCGACAGAGGATGCAGGAAAAACCGTAGAGCTTACAAACTGTCAGTGGCGCGGTGAAAAAGATGCCAATGGTGTAGCGGAACTCAGAATTTTAACATGTAACAGAGCATAGGAGGAAGCAGATATGGAATTTAAAAATATGGGAACTTATGACGGGGGAGTGATATCTTCTTCTCCCGCTACTGCTATGGCGTCACAGCGTTTTAGAACGATGGATGCTGCGGCAATAGCGAATAATGGTGCATTTTTACAGTCGGAACTGGAGAAGAAAGATAATGTAATCAGGCAGCCGCTTACCAGTTTTACTTACAGCCGTGATCTTCCGATCCGCGTCGGCGGAGGCTGGGCAGAGTTTGTATCGGCCATGAATGTTGATTATGGCGTAACCGGAGGAAGTGAAGACGGCCCGGTGCACGCGGGTGGTGCGAATGGGATCCCCATGGTACAGGCGAACTTTGACAAAGGGTTGTTTAAGACTCATATCTTTTCGGTTGGTATGCGGATTATGTGGGTGGATATGCAGCGCGAGAAACTGACTGGACGCAGTCTGGAGAGTATTCTGCGTGACGGTATCCGCATGACTTATGATAAGCATATGGACGCAAATACCTATGTGGGAATTAAGAGGTATGGTTCTACCGGACTTTTAAATAACCCGAACGTGACAACTGCCAATGCGGCCGCCACGGGAGCTTCCAGTTCCACAAAGTTTAAAGACAAGACCCCGGATCAGATCCTGCAGGATATTAATGATGCGATTCTGGCAGTATGGGCGGCGGCTGAGTATGACCGTGATGCGGTGCCGAACCATATCATTATGCCATATGAGCAGATTAATTACCTGGCAACCACAAAGGTTACGGAGCTGGCAGAGAAGACAATTCTTCAGTTCCTGCTAGATAATAATGTGGCAAAGACGAACGGCAGTGATTTATATATCGGCGGCTGTTCCTGGTGCAAGGGAGCCGGAACCGGAGATACAGACCGTATGCTCGTTTACATCAACAAAGATCGTTATGTTGCAATGGACGAGCTGGCGCCACTCAGCAGGGCCATGACCCAGCCAAATGCTGAGAATGTGTGTTATGACACCGCATACATGGCTAATCTTTCCGAGGTGGAACTGTACTATGAGAATATCATGCGTTATGTTGATGGGATTTAGAGGAGGGCCGGTATATGTTTATTAACAGCAAGAAGAACTTTGAAATCATCGGGGAAGGTGGAAAGCTTATTATTCCCCGCGGCTTTATCGGAAGCATTCCGGATTGGGCGGCTGCACACTGGCTGGTTCAGGCCGCTATCAGTGACGGATCTATTGCAACACCTGAGAGCCAGTCAGACAGGGCGATTGAGGAAGCGGATGAAAGTGCGTCGGCAAAGGCAAATGAGCATGACCAGAGGCCTGATGGAACTGAAAGCCAGAGACCAGCAGCTGACAGTGCGGAAAAGGGGAAACAGCCGAAGAAATAGGAGGTACCGGCATGTATGGACAGCAGTTTGATGAAGTAATTGCGGCGGCGGCCAACATGCCGGCGCCAGGAGAAAAGGGAATCTATACAGCAGAAATGTTTCTTACAGACTTTCCGCAGTTTACAAAAAAAGTCATGCCGACCGAAGAGGAAGAGGTTCCACAAAAAGAAAGCCTTGTGCCGTCCGCCATGCTGGAATTGTTTATTAACAACGCAAACAGCAGCATACTTCCCGGCCGCTACTGCGATATGTGGAGGTATGCGGCCGGGCTTTATGTGGCTCATTTTTGCACCTTGTACTTAAAAACCTATTCTGACGGGTCAATGTCGGCGGTGCAGGCTGCAGCAAAGGGACAGCAGACAGGGCTTGTTAGAGAGGCCACAATGGGAGATACCACGATCAGTTATGATAATACAGCAGTTACGGAGGCAATGGCAAAATGGGGAAGCTGGAATGCAACCCAGTACGGCCAGCAGCTGGTGACTATGGCGCGAATGATTGGGATGGGAGGAAGTTATGTTATTTGATAATCCATTGTTTGAGAACTGGTACACGGATTCCATGACCGTTTACAGAAATGTTGATGTGGTTCATGGAAATGTGGATAAAAAGGAGAGAAAGCTAATGGCAGAGCGGATCCCATGTCGAATTTACAGTAAGCAGAGAAGAGGGCCTAAAATGCGTCAGACAGCGGCAACCGCCGAATCTGTGGATAAGCTTGCCTGCGACCTGAATGTGGATATCCGTGCAGGAGATGAACTGCATGTGATCCGTGGTGGCATGCTGGGAATGCATGGGGAGCCGGAACGCTATTTTGCCGACCGGCCTCACCCTTATTTCGATCCGGTAGGCGGCGTGCTTTCCGGATTGGAGCATCAGGAAGTAGTACTGCTGGCGGAAGAGATTATCAGTTAAGGAGGGAATCTATGTCATTTGGACAGGCGACAAGAAACCGTTTTGAGCAGCTTCGGAAAATGGGACAGAATGTTCCAAAGATCATGGAAGAAGTAGCGAAAGGGGCAACGATCGCGGCTGTGGAGCGGGCGACAGAATTGACACCACCAAACGGTGCGGCGATTGCAGGCACAGGGGCAAGAACCGGAGAGATGGCGGAAGCGTGGACTGTGGACAGTGTTACAAAGCCGGTCATGACTGAGGCAAGTGCACGGACAACACTTGCCAACAACATGCAATGTGCTTCCTACGTCAATGATGGTCACCTCATGGATGAGCATTTTGTACCAGGACTTATAAAGAACGGTCCCCTACTGGAAAAAGTAGACCCTAAGATGGGTGGTATCATGGTAGGCACACAGACAAAATATGTCAAAGGTAAATACATGAAACAGGCGGCAATCGGGCGCTACCGGAAAGTAGTTCGTATGGAACTGGATAAGCGGATAAAGGAGAATTTTAAATGATATTTACTCTTGAAAAACTGATTGACTCCATTATTGGTACACTCAAACAGCTTTTCCCAGGTATTAAGGCATACAGCAATCCAAACCAGCAGGGGACAAATCCACCCTGTTTTTTTGTGTTCTTCATGCCCTCCAGCATGGAAAACGAGATGGACCGACGTACCCGGCGGGTAATAGGAGTTGACATCGTATATCTGACAGAGCGTAATGTCCCGGATGCATATGACCAGCTGAATGCGGTGGCAGATAAACTGGACGAGGCATTAGAACGTATTACATACGTAGACGGAGAAGAAGTAGCGAAGCTCTGGACCTCTGAACGGGAATGGAAGATTGATGATGGGGAGCTGCATTATCAATTTGTTTTAAAGGTCAGTGTGTCAGTTCCAGATGAGTCACCGGTTATTGATTCGGTGGAAACATATGAAGGAGGTGTTAAGCATGCCGAAAACGCTGTACAAGACGGATGAGCTGCTTAAAAGCAATGCTTTTTCCGGATACCAGAAGGATTTTGCAAAAGCCCTTCTGATTAAGCCGGAGTATACAATGGAAGACGCAATGAAAGTATTAGATCACTTTTTCGGAAAGGAAGGAATAAACGATGGCAGGAGGAACCTGGACAAGCCAGAATAAGAAACAGCCGGGAGTATATATTAACGTTAAGTCAAATACAAAGATACCTGTAAATGTGGGAGCCCGTGGTGTGGTGGCAATCTGTGAACCACTTTCGTGGGGGGCGGAGGGTGTGCTAATGAGCATTGATGCAGGCGATGACTTTATGCAGTATACCGGCTATGATACAGCGAGTGATAAAAACCTGTTTTTGAGGGAAATTTTCAAGGGAAGCGATCATACATCAGGACCGATTAAAGTGTTGTTGTACCGTCCTAAAGCAGACGGCGCTGCAAAGGCTGCGGCTACAATCGGATCGCTGAACGTCACAGCAAAGTATAATGGTGTGCACGGGAATGATATTTCGGTTGCTGTGATTGCAGACCCTGATGCCGAAGGGAGTTTTATGGTGCAGACAATTGTTGAAGGAACGATTCGAAACAGCCAGAAAGCCAAGACGGCAGCGACATTGAAGGGAAATGACTGGGTTGCATTCACGGGGGAAGGAGTACTGACAGCGAATGCGGGAACTTTCCTTACGGGGGGGAGTGACGGATCCGTTTCGGCTGCGTCGCATTCGGCATTTCTAACGGCACTGGAGTCACAGGCATTTAATGTATTAATTTATGATGGTTCGGATAAAACGGTACAGACGGCTTATGCGTCCTTTGCAAAACGTATGCGTAACGATTTTGGCAAGAAATGCCAGACAGTTTTGGCAGATGTATCAGATAACTCAGAAGCGGTCATATCGGTTAAAAATGGAGTCGTACTTAGTGATGGCACGATTATTACAACCCGTCAGGCTACCTGGTGGATCGGAGGGGCCGAAGCAGGGGCAGCATACAATGAATCACTGGTATACGCGCAGTATCCTGGGGCTGTTGATGCGTCCCCGCGCTTAACAAAGTCAGAGATCGATACAGCACTTTCGGCCGGGCAGATTGTATTTTTCGAGGAATTCGGCAGTGTAAAAGTTGTTTCCGATATCAATACTCTGACTGAGTACACCGTGGATACAGGTGAAACGTTCAGTCTTAACCAGGTGATTCGTACTCTCGATACAATTGCAGATGATGTGTATAAGAATTTCTCGCTGAACTACATTGGAAAAATTCAGAATACAGATGATGGCAGAGCCCTTCTTAAGTCCTGGATTGTAGGATATTTGAATGAGATTCAGGCGAATGGAGGTATTCAGAACTTTACAGCTGATGATGTTGCGGTGAACGCCGGAGATGCATTGAATGCGGTTGTAATAATACTGGGAATTCAGCCGCTTGCTGCTGTGGAAAAGATTTATATTACCGTTAACCTGGTAGAAGAATAGGAGGTAGGTTATGTTTTTACTCGAACGCGATTCTTTAAATGGGAAATCCGGTAAAGCATTTGCATCGATTGATGGCCGAAATATTGAAATGTTTGGCCTTAAGAAATTTCAGGCAGATGCGGAATTCCAGGAATCAGATTTTAAGGTAGTTGGTACCAATCTGGTACAAAAGAAAACGACAGGAGTTGCATTGACCGGCAGTGCCACGCTTTATTATGGAACCCCGGAATTTTTAAATATGCTTAAAACATATTTAAAGACAGGATACTTACCGTATTTTACGTTTCAGATAACAAATGAAAATACAGGAGGTACGGTCGGGAAACAGATTGTGGCTCTATATAATGTAAAACTTCAAAAGCTGCCAATCGCTATGCTCGATGCAGATGCAGAGTATCTGACCATGGACATTTCATTTAGTTTTACCAATGTAGAGATTCTGAATGCATTTACTAATCCAGTTCAGCTGGGAGAATAGGAGAGGAAAAGTTATGAGCGCATTAAAAGCATTTTTACAGCCTACGATAGCTGGAAAAACAAAAGAAGTAATAATTTCTGAGCGATTTAAAGGAGAGGATGGGGAGCCGGTACCATTTGTAATCCAGGCAATCAGCCAGGAACGGAACGAGGAGTTATCTAGGATTTCAAGGAAGGAATCGGTAGTAAACGGCGTGGTCGTGGACAGCCTTGATAATATTGCATATACAAAGCGTCTGATGAAAGAGTGCGTGAAAGAACCGGACCTTGCAGACAGCGAGCTGTGCAAATATTACGGCACCATGGATCCGGAAGACGTTCTAGGGAAAATGTTGAGTATTGGAGAGTACAATCTGTTGTCAGAAGAGATCATGAAGATCAATGATTTAAAAACGCCGGCGGAGAAGCATAAAGAAGCAAAAAACTCTTAAATGGGGAAGACGGGGACATGTCACTGGCATACTATATGTTTGTCAATCATGGCCGCTTCCCCAGTGAAGTAGCAGCATTATCAGAAGATGAGAGGATCCTCATGTATGAGATGGCTGTAAAGGAAATCAGCGGCAGGCCGAAAAAGTAGGAGGAACTATGGGAGAGATACGTGAAAACTTTATATTAACAGACCAGTTTAGTGCCGCTTTTTCCAGGTTCCTTGACATGGGAAACGCTACTGCCGCCCGTCTTGAGGACATCGGTCAAAAGGCTGATCACATGGAAGACAGTGTGAGTGGAGGAGCGCAAGGTGCAGCTTCTACAGCCCAGACAAGTATGGAGGAGATGGGAGCCGCGATCATTTCCCAATTAGAGCGAATCAGCCAGGCTTCCGGAAATATGGATCAGACCATGAAAAAGGCTGCAGTGGGAGGAACGGCGGCGATTGTCTCCGGCATGAAGCAGGTTGGAAGCGCTTCTGTGGCTGAGATGGAACGAATCAATGCTTCTATCCGAGAGATGGGAGATAATTCCCGCTATGTGGCGACTCAGGGAATGAATGAGATCAATGAGACGCTAAAACAGATTGCTGTCAATACCAGTAAAGTGAATGATGAGCAGGAGAAACATGACAAGAAAGTCCGTCAGACGGACAACTCGGCAAATAAACTGCTCTCAACTGTAAAACGGATTGTAGCTGCCGCTGCTGGCTTTACAATAGGAAAAGAACTCCTTAACCTTTCTGACGAAATGACGCAGACGACTGCCAGATTAAATCTGATGAATGACGGGCTGCAGACGACGGACCAGCTGAACCAGATGATCTATGAATCAGCCCAGAGGGCCAGAACGTCATATCTGGCAACTGCCGATGTGGTAGCTAAACTGGGGCAAAGGGCAGGAGATGCATTTGGTAGCAGCGCTGAGGTAGTGCAGTTTGCGGAAAATCTAAATAAGCAGTTTGTGATTGCCGGAGCCAGCCAACAGGAAATTGCTTCGGCTTCTTTACAGCTAACACAGGCCCTCGGCTCGGGAGTGCTGCGTGGTGAAGAGTTGAACGCCGTATTTGAAGCTGCGCCAAACGTAATACAGACGATTGCGGATTACTTGGATGTGCCTATCGGCAAGATACGCGAGATGGCTTCAGATGGTGAGATCACTGCCGGGATTGTCAAGAATGCTATGTTGAGCGCCACGGACTCAATCAATGAACAGTTTGAGCAAATGCCTATGACCTGGGGGCAGGCCTGGACGGTTATGAAAAATGCAGCCACGGACTCTATGAGCGATGTGATGGAAGAATTAAATGAGGTGCTGAACAGCGACAGTGGGCAAGCTATTATGGAAGGTCTGATTGCCGGATTTGAAGTACTTTCTGATGTTGCTGCGGGGGCTATAGATTTGTTGGCTTCCGGAGCTGATTTTGTAGTTAATAATTGGGACTATATATATCCGATTTTAATTGGAGTGGGTATAGCATTGTTGGCGGTCGGTGCTGCCGGTATTGCCTCAGGCATCGCAACGGCGGCCGGTTGGGTCATGGCGAATCTTCCACTGGTTTTAATGATCGGATTACTTGCAGCAATGACATTAGGGTTTATGCAGGCAGGAGGTACTGCAGAACAGATCGGTCAGATGATCGGGACTGTATTTGGCGGAATTTATGCAGTCGGATACAATCTGGTCGCAGACTTATGGAATCTTTTTGCTGTTTTTGCAGAGTTCTTCGCTAATATTTTTAATGATCCAGTAGCTAATATTGCACATTTGTTTTTTGGATTGCTTGATACGATCCTTGGTATTGTGGAGACTGTGGCCAATGCGATTGATGCACTTCTAAACACGGACATGTCCGGGGCTATATCCGGGTTCCGTGGACAGATGAATAATTGGGTTGACGATACCTTTGGAGAGAATGCTGTAAAAATTAAGCGCATGGCGAAACTGGATACTGCCACAACAGCGTCCCAGGGAGGCGAAATCGGAGCAAATCTGGGCAAAAAAATGGACAACATGAGTTTTAGTCTGGATTCATTTACCAATAAAATGGGAAATGTTGGGGCGGGTTTTGGAACTGGTGATATTGATACAGTGGGAAAAGTCGGAAAAGTAGGGAAAATTGAGCAGGATGTAAATATTGCTGACGAAAATCTCAAATTACTTCGCGACTTATCTGAACGCCAGTATGTTGCCTTAGTGAATCTTACCGTTCCCCAGACAAATGCAACAATCAATCAGACTGTGAATGGCGGCGGAGGAAGTGATATTGATGCCATGCTGCATGCTCTTAAAAACGAACTGGATCAGCAGAATGCATCCCACAGTAATGTTGTGCCGGCATAGTGCCATTGCAATATCGTAGCAGGAGGGATTATGAGAAACAGATATAAATTTTTCGCAGATATCGGGGGAGATACCATTGAGTTTCCCGTGAATCCAAAAGAATATACCATCGCTTACCCAACAAACCACAAAACCTACAATATCCTGGATATTGGCGAAGTAATAGTTCCCAGGTTACCCTCACTGATGGAGGTATCCTGGGAAAGCTACTTTCCGGGAAACTCGAACGACCCATTTATCATAGGACATGAATGGAGGGAACCAGCTGAATATGTGGAATTGATAGAGGAGGCTCGGAATCATAAAGAAATCTGCGATCTTGTGATAAGCCGTCGCGATGCCGCCGGGGGAAGAATGTATGATACCAATATTAGTGCTGTTATTACAGCTTTCAGTACTACAGAGAGAGGCGGAGAGTCCGGTGATGTGTACTATAAGATTGCTTTCAAGGAATACCGCCATTTTGGGCCGAAAAAGGTAACCTTGCCACAGTCTGAAGATGGACAGCCTGCAGAGATCCAGACGCAGGAAGACAGGCCCGTGACAACGCCTGAATTAAGAGTAGGAGCGGCGGTTATTGCAAATGGAATATATTTCAGCAGCAGTTACGGTGATAAGCCAACAGGGAATGCAAATAACCTGCAGACAACTGTATCAAGGATTATTCCAGACGCCTCCAGGCCATATCCAGTCCTGATTGGCGGGAACCGCGGCTGGATTAAGGCAGATCAACTGCAGGTGACGGGATGAAATTTAAACTTTTGGTTTTTAATGCAACAAAAAATACAATATATGACTACGCTTCCATTGCCAAAGATGTTACCTACACAACCAATCGTTCGGGGAGCGCGGGAAAACTGGAGTTTTCTTACATCCGTAGACAGCCCGACAATATGACTGAAGGAGCGAGAATACAATTTTACGTAGACGGTAAGGAAATATGTCAGGGTTATGTATTTACTATTAAACAGTCACGAGATGGAGAAATATCTGTAACAGCGTATGATCAGCTGCGGTATTTGAAATCCAACGCAAGCTATAGTTTTGTGGGGAAGAAGCTGGGAGAGATTATCCAGCAAATAGCCGCAGACATGCAGCTGTCAGTGGGAACGCTGGAGGATACCGGATATGTCATTCCCACATTAACCAAAGAGGATACAGAATGCTTTGATATTATAGATTATGGTCTTGTGCTTACCCAGAATAATACAGGGAAAACGTTTGTTTTCTATGATGATTTCGGAAAGCTCAGTCTGCGGGAAGCTAAAAATCTGATGTCAGATATTGTGATTGGAAATGAAAGCCTTTTGACAGATTATACCTTCAAAACGGATATTGACTCGGATACTTACAATCAGGTTAAACTGGCACGTCCAAATAAGGAGACCGGTCAGGCGGATATTTATCTGTTTAAAGATAGTGAGACAATAAAAAAATGGGGGCTTTTGCAGTTATATAAGAAAGTGGATGAGAATCTGAATGAAGCACAAATAAATCAACAGGGCAACATAATGATGGCATATTATGACAGGGTACTTAAAACAATATCGGTAAGTGGAGTAGGTGGTGTGGTTGGGCTCCGGGCAGGTGCGATGTCTCCGTTTCAGATTCTGGATATTCCGGAATTGAAAAATGGGTATTATCTCATTTTAGAAAAGGTGAAACATAAGTTTGAAAATGATGACCACACCATGGATGTTGAGGCAACGCTGCTGACAATATAAGAGGAGAGACAATGTCAGAAATAATAAATTCTCTACAAATAATGATTCAAAACTGTGTGCGTGCGATGGGGCTATTAGATGCCGGGTATGCTACGGTTATTTCCTCGTCTCCTTTGACATTAAAAATTCAGGCGTCGCAGCTGGAAGTCAAGGAGCCGGTGGCGATCATGAGTGAGAATGTGCGCTACCAGGAAGTAATCGTGCAGGGAGAAAAAATAATTATAAACCATGGATTGGCTGCGGGTGATAAGGTACTGGTTCTAAAGGCCAATTCTGGGCAAAATTATATTGTGATTGCGAAAGTGTAGGTGACAGAAAAATGGCTACATTGCCAGAGGCGGCCAACTATAATGTGTATGAGGCACAGACGGTTGATTATCCATCAACAACTTTTTTGATAGATAGAGAATCCAGAAGGATAGAAAAGACTGGTGGCGGGCTTGAGGCGATAAAGCAGGCAATTGAGATTATTCTGCAGGTTGAGCGGTATCGCTATCAGATTTATTCTCCGAACTTTGGTCATGAAATGAACAGCCTGATTGGAAAACCACCAGAATACGTAATTAGTATGATAAAAAGACGCGTGAAAGAATCTCTGTCTGTGGATAACAGAATCCTGTCTGTGGATAACTTTACATTTAAGGAAGCTTCAGCAGGGACTACTGTAAAGTGTGCCTTTGATGTAAAAACGGTATTCGGTATGGTATCGGCGGAGGTAGAAGTATGATAGATTTCAACAATAAAACATATGCCGATATACTGGCGCGTCAGATGAAGCGGGTGCCAGATACACTGGATAAACGGGAAGGATCTTTGATTCAGACTGCGCTTGGACCGGAAAGCTGGTATCTGGAAGGAATTTATCTGGATATGGAGAGGATGCAGAAAAATGTGTATGTGGAAACTGCAGGAGGAGAAAGCCTTGACAGAATAGCGGCTTCATATGGACTGGAGAGAAAGCCGGCAACTCATGCAGTTAAGACTGGTAATTTTGATCAAGAAATTCCATCGGGCTTCCGCGCTTCGGCATTGACTGATCCGATTCGGCTTACATATCGGGTAATAGAAAAAAATGGTGAAAAAGAAGGCCAGCACAGTTATGCGATGCAATGCGAAACACCGGGGGAAATCGGTAATCATTATTCCGGTCAGGTCATTCCGATTGATTATGTTGCAGGGCTGACGATTGCAGAAATTACGGATATAGTTTCGGCTGGTAGTGATGAGGAAGACGATGAGTCGTTACGCAAGCGAATATTCTCCAAAATCCGTAAGCCTTCTACGAGTGGAAATATCTATGATTACTATAACTGGACAATAGAATGTGCTGGTGTAGGGGCCGCTAAGATCTATCCTCTGGCCCTGGGGCCAGGTACTGTAAAAGTGGTGATTGCTGATGCGGAGAGATCGGCAGCAACGCCGGAACTGATCGGGCAGGTAAAGAACCATATCGAAGAGCTCCGCCCGATCGGTGCCGACGTCTCTGTTGTTTCTGCCAGAGAAAAAGCAATTACCGTAACGGCCAGAGTCAAGCTGCAGAATGGGGTGAACCTGGGAAGCGTCCAGGAAATGTTTCTGCGGGAGATTACAAGCTTTTTACAGGAGGGCGCCTTTAATGTTTCTTATGTCAGCCTGGCTAAAGTCGGAAATCTGCTGCTGAATACAGCCGGGGTGGAAGACTTTACAGAGCTTCGGCTGAACGGGCAGGCAGCAAACGTCAGCCTGGCAGATGAGGAGATCGCAGTGGCCGGAGCAGTCACGCTGGAGGTGATGCCGTAGTGGAAATCAGTACTTATACGGAAAAACTGAATAAAGTGGATGGCAATGTATATGTGATTGAAGAGGAGATATCATTGATCGATGGCGTATATGATGCCCCTCTGGCGCATGATAATGTCAATACTTCCACACTGGCCGTCTATACCGGGCCAAAGCTGACGGGGGACCGGATCCAGTCTTATGTCCTGTCAACACCCAGCCTGATGCCGTGGAAAAAGGTGATCAGGCTGTATGCTGATGTTCCGACCGTGTATATCAGCTACGAGACTGAGGGGGATACCGTTGAGGCAGAAGACGTTAATCTGCTTCAGCAGGACATAATCAGGACTCAGGAAGGGGTTAATGCGGAGGAAGACCGGGCAGAGGCAGAAGAGTCCTTTTTGAAGGGTGAAATTGCAAAGGAAACGGCAAGGGCTACGGCTGCGGAAAAGACCCTGACCGATAACTTGACAGCGGAAGTGACCAGGGCAAAAGGCGCTGAAAAGACGCTTACGGACAATCTGGCGGCGGAGGTTACGAGAGCAAAGGCCGCTGAGAAAACCAATAGCGACTCTGTATCAGCAGAGGTTTCCCGAGCGAAAGCGAAGGAAGCGGAGCTGCAGGGAAATATAACGGCGGAAGTCAGCCGGGCAACCGCCGCTGAGAATGATATACGCAGCACAATCTCTACCAACAAACCAAACTGGGATGACAAGTATACCCGGAATGAGGTGGATAATAAGTTCTCTGCGTTGGAGACAGCTATTGACTGGAAGGAAGCAGTCGCTACCTTCGCGGATTTAGCGACCACGTATCCGCAGCCAGATGATGGCTGGACAGTCAATGTTAAGGATACAGACTATACCTACAGGTGGAGTGGAACAGCGTGGATTGCGATCTCGGCCAACGCGATCCCAAAAGCAACCCAGAGTGTGGACGGCCTGTTAAGTAAGGAAGACAAGACGGCCTACGATGATACGAACGCAAAGAAGCATACCCACAGCAATAAGTCTACGCTGGATAAACTGACAGAGGCACTGCTTGCAAACTGGAGCGATGCTTATAACAAGCGGCATGAGCACGGGAATAAAACAGTGATAGACAAGATCACCCAGACGCTGCTTGATAATTGGAACGCGGCGTATACGCATATCGGCAATAAGAGCAATCCGCATGGAGTAACGAAGGCTCAGGTAGGGCTCGGGAGTGTTCCCAATGTAGCGACCAATGATCAGACGCCGACCTTTACTCAGGCATCGGCCCTGGGAAATTTAAGCAGTGGGGAGAAGCTGACGATTTCACTTGGAAAGATTATGAAGGCTATCGCTGATTTTATAGCCCATAAAGAAGATGCTGTACTTCATATAACGACAGCGGAACGTACCAATTGGAATGATGCCAACAGTAAAAAGCATGCGCACAGCAACAAGAGTGTTATTGATGGAATCACCCAGGCGCTGGTGGACAAATGGAACAGCGCGCTCACAGCCTTGCCGGCGCATACCCATACAAAGAGCCAGATCACCGATATGCCGACAAAGGTATCCCAGTTTACTAATGATGCCGGCTACATCACCCAGGCTGACGTGGATGCGAGCCAAAGCCATACCCATTCGAATAAAACTGTGCTGGATAAGATTACTCAGTCATTACTGGATACATGGAATGGAAAAGCTGGTACATCGGTGGCCACGCAGGCAGCCAATGGCCTTATGTCGGCAGCGGATAAGAAGAAATTAGATGGTGTAGCAGCCGGAGCGAATAATTATGTTCATCCTTCTGCACACCCTGCCAGTATGATTACACAAGACGCCACTCACCGGTTTACCTCGGATACAGAAAAAAACGGATGGAATAAGTTCTTGTTTTCAGCGGCTATCACAGTTCCTGCTTCCGGCTGGAGCGCGGAGGTACCTTACACCCAGACCGTGTCTGTTTCCGGTTTGACTTCTGCCATGGATGTCATGCTGACGCTGAATATTACCGGCAGTCCTACTACTGATCAGGTAAAGGTATGGAAAGCAGCGTTAGGCATGATTGATGTCGGAACAACCGCCGATGGATCGGTTTCATTTACGTGTTACAGCAAGAAACCGGCCGTTGACCTGCCACTATACATAAAAAGCGTTTAGGAGGAGCATATGTACGGAAATACATTATATGGTCTAGCAAAGTATGCACGGGAGGCGGAGGACAGCCATACACCGGAAGAATATTTTGTGGACCTGGCCCGATACGTACCACCATTCCTGGCAGAGCTGCGGGAGCTTTCCGCCCTTTATGAAACGGAAGGATACGAGATTGGATATCTCGAACATAATCTAAGGGATTTGTTTGACCAGTGCTTTATTACAACGGCAACCTGGGGGCTGGTGCTGTGGGAATCTATGTACGGTGTTGTTACCAATCTTTCGCTTTCCTATGAGCAGCGCCGGGAGATTCTGATGGCAAAGCTGCGGGGACAGAGTACGACGACGAAGCAGATGATAAGAGATACAGCTGCAGCGTTTTCCGGAGGAGAGGTGCGGGTGATTGAGGACAATTCCAAACACCATTTCATTGTACGTTTTGTCGGAGTGAAAGGAATTCCCAGGAACATGCAGGCATTTATTGATATGCTGGAGGATATAAAGCCGGCCCATCTGTCTTACAGTTTTGAATATACCTATACCGTATGGGGTAACGTAAAAGGCCTTACCTGGGGAGATCTCAAAACGAAGACCTGGGGAGAAGTAAAAACCATGGAAGGAGTATGAGAAAATGCAGACGACACAAAACTATGGTCTGAAAAAGCCGGAGGATAACGATCTTCTGACCCCTGACGATTTCAACGATAATATGGATATCATAGACGAGGCTATGAAAAAGATTGTGAACCGCCGGATATTAAAGCTTACGGCCGCGGGCTGGAGCGGTTCTTACCCGTTCA